TGCGAGCCAGATTCACGAAGCCCTCTAGAGCCCCCACCATAGACAACAGACCACGGCTCAGCGTCGCGAGGCCAGACACGATAGATGCCGCGGTCATCGAAACGAGAGCCACCGCGGCCCCAGCCGCGGCCTCGACCATCTGCACACCAAGTAGGATCGTGATCGCTGCGATCACCGGTTTCGAGTCGGCAGCCCACCCGAGTATCGACGCCAACGCTGCGGCGACAGCACCGAGACTCTCCGCGGCGAGAATGATCCCGGCAGCACCAAACGCAGCCACAAACGGTGCGATCGATGCACCGACCTGCATAGCGATCTCAGCGACCGAACCAACCAGCTCGGTGATCGACACGAACACCGGTGCGAAGTTCTGATCGATAAACAACGCGACCTGCTCAAGCGATCCGAATGCCGTGATGACCTTGTCGATCGCGGTGACCAGCGACGGCAGCACCTTCTGGCCCTGCTCGATGATGAACGCCTTGATGTTGTTCGACAGGATCCCGAGACGGGCACCAGCCGACCGGTAGCGTTTCTCGGCTTCGATCGACAGTGCATTGTTCTCATCCCACATCTGGTTTGCTGATGCCAGTGCGGTCGTGAGAATCCCGTTGGATGTCGCCAATGACAGCAGTGAACGTGACGTCCGAATGCCGCCAAGGCCAACCTTGTCGAGAGCCGCCGCAGCGTCACCGCCATCCGTGTTGATACGACCAAGGCCATCGACGACCATCGACAGTGTCTCAGCCGGTCCTGCACGCCAACGTGCACTGAACTCGTCAGCAGTCACACCAGCGATACTGGCGAATACTCGTAGGTTTGGTGAAGCTGACAGGACCGCCGAGTTGATGTCGGTGATGACACGAGACATCGCCGAACCACCCGCTTCGGCTTGCACACCGACACTCGACAGCGACCCAGACAACGCCAGAATATCGGACTGTGTGAACCCGGCGAGAGTACCCGCAGCAGCGAGACGTGTCGACATGGTCGTGATCTCAGCCTCGGTCGTCGCCATCGTGTTACCGAGACCAACGATCACCGAACCGAGACGCTCAAACTGGTCTTGTGGAAGCTGTGTGATGTTCGCGAAGCGTGCCAGCGCGGTGGCTGCCTGATCGGCTGTCAAGTTCGTGGTCTCACCAAGATCAACCATCGTCTTTGTGAACGACAGGATGTTGTCGCGTTGAATCCCGAGCTGACCAGCCGATTCGGCCACCGCCGCGATGTCCTCCGCTGATGTCGGCAGAACCTTCGACATGTCGAGCAGACCGCTACGAAGCTGAGCGAGCTGCTTCGTTGTGCCATCAACAGTTTTGGTGACACCAATGAACGCGTCATCGAAACCGATCACGAACCGCTTGAACGTGCCGATCGTCGCAAGAGCCGTAAACGCGGCGATCATCCCACCCATCGGAGAACGCAACTTCTCCAATGTCCGACCCATCAGACCGATACTGCGTGAGCTACTTTTCCCTGCCGCACCGAGTCCACGTGTCGCCGCGGCGGCACGAGCCATCCCGGCGGTAAATCCACGATCCCTGTACGCGAGTTCGACACCTACAACATTTGCGGCCACGGATGCAGGCTAGTCGGACTGCCCACCATCTTCGGTGAACGGATCCGTGAGCCCTTGCAATGTCGCAGCACCCGGGACCTTCGAGAAGCCGAGACGGACACCATCAAGATCACCTTGATCTTTGAGCCGGTGTTCATAGCGGCCCTTCGCTGAGCACGCCGGGCATCTTGATGCTTCGACATTGAACGGTGGGTCTGTCGACGCCTCCGGCCATTGCAACGGATGGATCCCACATCCAGGGCAGACTTCGTCATGCCACCGTTGGTAGGCGAGCATCTCAGTGAGATCACCGGTGGTCCATTCCGGTTCGTTCTGTGCGACGACACGGCCCAGCAGCTTCGATCTTGGGATCCCATGCTCACACGCGAACCTGATCTCATCGGCGAACTGTGGGTCAGATTCGAGACGAAACGCGAACTGCTCCGGGTCGAGTCGACGGTAAGTGATGTGCAGCAGCTCGTCAGGTGTCGGCACGGTATGAGCGTGTGCACGCCAGCAACGCCGTCGAGAATAGCATCCCGGTCTCGGCAGCATTCCACATCGGGGACTTGAACAATTCGCCGACGTCGTCCTCCGAGAGTTTCGGGGAGATCATGCAGGCATCGACGAGTGCAGGTGGGAAAGTCTCAGCGTTCCACATCGCACGATCACCGGTCTTGTTCATCTCACCGCGCTGTTTCGCGGTCGGCTGATGACACCGAATGAGACGATCATATTCGTATCCGTTCAGCCCAGCGAACTCGAACCTGACAACCGCATCACCACGTGTCTTCTCCAGAGCTGCCAGCTGCTTCTCTGCGACACTTACATCATGCTCGGCGTCAGCAACAGCAGTCGTGTTCGCGATACCACGAGCAGACGACTCGGAGCGTCTACGTGCCAGCTCGAGATCATTGACAGCCTGTTCGTGTGCTGCACCCCATTCAGGGTCGATCACAAGATCGACTGTTTCGACAACTGGGGTCTTGTCGAGCAGTGCAGCGATATCCCACGTCTTCGTAGGCTTCTTCGGTGATGGCATCGGGCGTCCTCCGTTGATGGTCGCACATGTTGATATGTGTCGTCACACTAGCACCACAGCAGAAACCCGACTCTCATCACCGGGTCGAAACGGCGTGAGAATCGGGTTTCACAAAGCGACCGGTTCGTGTCTGCTACGAACCGGTCGGCTTCGGATCAGACAGCTTGTGCACCATCGAGTGTCGGTGCCGTCGACACTGCAAGCTGCACCTTGAATTTCGCGGCTTCGGCCCCGAGAGTCCACTCGTCGTTCACACCGGTCGAAGTGACCGGAAAGATGTTCGATGGTTTCGTTGCAGCCTGACCGGTCGGTAGCAGACACATCCAACCGACGTTGCCCTTCGCCAGCAGCGTCCGCGGATTCGGCACCGGAGCGGTATCCGAATCATAGAACGTGATCTCGGGTCCACCCGTGGTATCCGGTCCGACAATCGAAGTGTCGAACGTCGTCGACAATTTCGGTGTCGTGATCGGGGCATTCGAGAAATCCCACCCGGCCAGATCAGCGACCTGTGATGTGATGTCAGAACCGGCGGTCAGCTCGGCTTGTGTCGGTGCGGCAAGAGCAGCCGGGGCTACGGTGAGCCACACGACCGTCGAGACGCCTCTACGGAAATACTCGGCCATTGATATGTCTCCTTTACGCGGCGAGCGTTACATGCTGGTTGGGTGCGGCGTTCACCGCGAATTGTGCCTTGAACTTCGCGGCTTCGGCACCGAGAGTCCACTCGTCGTTCACACCGGTCGAAGTGACCGTGTAAACATCGACCTGTTTCCCGACGGTCAACCCGTACGGTGCAAGCACCATGAAGCCGGTGGTGCCCTTCGCGACAGCGTCACGTAGTGTTGTCGCCGTGTCATTGTCGTAGACGGTGATCTCGGGTCCGCCTGCCGTGTCAGGTCCGACAATCGACGTGTCGAATGTCGTACTGAGTTTTGGTGTCGTGATCGGGGCATTCGAGAAATCCCACCCGGCGATGTCAGCGACCGCCGCTGTGAAATCATCACCGTTCGCACCAACGACCTCGGCACGAGACGGAGCCGCTGGTGCCGTCAACGTCGTGGTGAACCACATTTCTGAGACGCCTCTGCGAAAATACTCGGCCATGATCAGTCCTTACCTGTCGGCTTCTTCACAGTCTTCTTCACAGTATTCATAGTCTTCGATGATGCCGGATCGATGACGACATTGCCGCGGTCTTCCCACCGCTGTCGCTGTGAAGCGGGCGCATTGAACCGCAACCCGTCCGGGTTCTCGAATGTGAGTATTTCGTCGATCATGCTCAGACCTTCCCGACGATGAGACGATAGTCCTCTGTCTGAGAGATCAGGGTACCTTCGATCGTTGGGGTATTGGGTGGACCATCGACAGCGATGCTCGAAACTGCTGTCACAGCCGACACCGCGAACGGCAGTACCAGTGTGTCGAGATGTGCCCGTGCCGCGTCTAGCAGCCAGCCGACATCCTCGGTGGTCTTCCCTGTGGCGGTGAGCTGCATGATCATCGACATGGCCCCGTGCACCCTGTCGAGTGACTCATGCACGACGGTAGGGATCATGCTGACAATCCCGAAAGGTGCAGCAGCATCAGCGGCGACCTTGGTCGCGTACCAGCTTCGTGTCGTGCCGGTGGTCAGCGACGTAGCGAATGCCATCGGGAGATCAACGAGAGCGATCGTGGTCACCGCAACCCACTTTTGCGTTTCGATTCCCGGACGATGTCAGACATGATTTTCACCCATTCATGTTCGATCTGATCGCGCATCGGCCTGAAATGTGGGTACGGCGGCTGGTTGTAGACACGCCCCAGTGAGTCAGGGCCAACGAAACCGTACTCGAGCCGATGGCCTTGCACCGCGGCGGTGCCGATCTCTGCACGGGCACCGCCATCAGAGAAACGTACATTGATCGAACGCCGGTAGTCGCCGGTGGGTACACGAGGGCCAGGTCTTCCCGATGCATTCTTTTTCACGAGCGCGAGACCACGTAGACCGGCGACACGCACCGACGCGACACCGAACTTGTGGGCATCACGACCAAACTCACCGAGCTTCGCTGCGAGGCGATCAACCTGCGACACATCAATAGAGAACCGTTGCCCTTGCGACCCACCGGGCGGTTGCGTGGTCACTGATCAGCCTGCTCGATAAGCGAATCTGTGAGCCGCTCGATCAACGCGCGTTGTGTCACAGAGAAAGACGACGAGATCCCGGCAACAATCCGCCATGTCGTACCGACAAGCACCGAGTTGCGTTTCGACGCGGTGACCGTGACGACAGCACCCGCCGGGCATGACGTCCCAACCGGGACCTTCAGCACGAGGCGATTCTGTGATTTCGGGCGTGCCGCGTCGATATGATCCGAACCGCCGGAACTGCGTGACAGGTAACATTTGCCGGTGTAGACACGTGTCGCGTCTGCTGCTGGTCGTGTCCATGCACCTGTCACCCGGTCGAACAGGTCATCGGCGAAACCCTGCGGGTCGTGGTCGATCGTGCAGGCATCCTCCATCAACGACTCGACGATCGTTGTTGCTGCCGTCAGATCAGGGCCTGCCATAGACCTTGAGGTTAGACGTCGAGGTTGTTGAGTGTGTCGATCAGACCACGAAGAAACCCGATCGCAGTGTCGCCGCGACTACCACCGAGGCCTTTCGGTGTTGACTCTGCCGCTGCCGACTCGATCTGTGCCGCGAATGTCTTGTCGGCCTCGGCGTGTGACAGCACGCCACGTAGCACATCGGCGAGTGGGTAGTCGATCATGCCGAACAGGTCGACATCAAGCGAATCAGTGTCGAGTGTGATCGTCACTCGTGGTAGTTCCGTTGGCCACATCTCGATTGTCAGGCCTGCGATGTGCCGAGTCCAGTCGACGTCACCGACACTGATGTTCACATCATGCGGGGACAGGCCACCGTGTACTACGACACGTTTCGGTTCGATCATCGTCACTCATTTCTCTGCTCGGGGTCACTGCGATCTTCATCGACGGTGATACCGATGTCCAGCACCTCAACTTGACATGTGTCAGTGTGTGTGCGATGATGTCCGTACACGAGAAGGAGCACCACCATGAAAACCGAAGTCACAATCCGGACCGTCGGTGACATCATCGACATCGCCGAGACTGTCGTCGAGACCAAGACCGCCTACGACACTGACGGGCTGCTGCTCGATCTGTTCACTGCCTCAGCTCTCGTTCAAGTCGCTGACGGGCTGACAACCAGCCGTTCGATGTTTCTCGGGTTGCCTCTCGCCACCGGAGTCAACGCGGCATTCAAGATCATCAACACGTTGGGTGGCTGACATGGCTGGCAGCATCAGAGATAATCTGGCGGCAGCGTCGGAGATCATCGCAGCGTCAGAGACCGTCGCTGCTGTCAGAGACGCCCTGAGAGTGTTCAACTCGACGCGTGCCGGTGAGTCATTCTGGCCCGGTGGAGGTGATGAACTGCTCGAAGCGCTCATGGATGGCGGCTGGCGGCTGCACCGCTTCGATGCCCCGTACTACTGGGTCGCGAAACTCGACGGCGACTTCTTGGCCTACACCGAAGGCGACATCAACTTCGATGACAACCCCAACTGCGCCCGGGAGGTGACACCATGACCAAAGCTGGCATCTGGATCATCTTCGCTGCATTGCTCATTGCACCCGCCACGACAGCCCAGACCCGGCCGATGCAGAACGAGGCCGACGCGAAAGCGGAGACATTCGCTGCTGTGAACACTGCCCGGGCCGCTGCCGGGATCACACCGGTAACCATGAGCATCGATCTTTCCACGGTGGCTCTCAGCCACACATTATCGATGGTTGAGGCCAACAAGATCTTCCATTCGGTTCCTCTGTGGAACGAATCGGATGCGGCCGGGACGTTCGTCGGCCAGAATGTCGGGACCGGAGACAACCTGTCTTCGGTGCTCGATGCATTCATCGCTTCGCCACCGCATTACGCGATCTTGACCGACCCAAGGTTCACACAATTGGGGATAGGTGTCATGTGGAGACCCGAGTCTCACGCGATCTTCATTACCGAACGTTTCACGGGACCACCCGCAACCACCACGACGACCACCGCGACGACCACAACGACCACAACGACCACCACAGAAGGAGTACCAAGTGGCTACACAGCGAGTCATCCTTCATGCTGAAAACAATGGATGGCGGCGTCACCCGACCCGACATGACTACTGGGAACGAGATGGTGGCGGGCTCACCGGAGCTCCCACGAGCCATCTGATCGAGATGTTCGACCATGATGATCGCTGCTGCATGTGTGGCCGCTGGATCGCATACGGCACATCAACCAAGGTCGACAAGAAGCTACGCGACCGTCAAGCATGTTTCGGCTGTTCGCACCTGCTCGACCATGTCGATCATGTCGGCGATGACATGCAAGTTGTCACCGATGATGGTGAGCACCGCCGCGGCTGCTGGATAGGTTCGCAGACGACGAGCAGACCATCGCATTGTCGTGGCCACGGCGGTACGAAGTTCACGATCGCCTTCGATGACGGCCGTGTCGTCGACACTGTCGATCTGTGGTGCTGGGCAGTCGACATCCCCGAATACTTCTTCGATCTGCTGCCCGTCAACGCCAAGATTGTCACGCCACGATGACTTACGTCCCGATGATCCACTGCGAAGGCTCCGGCTGCAAGGTCCACAACTCCGTCGAGTTGCATCCGTCTGTGAGCCGTGGCATATGCCCGATGTGTGGTGGTGCAATCCAGTTCGACGGCCAGCGTCTAGCGGTGCGACACTCACGGCGGGATATTCTGCGAGAACTCGATGAAGGGAAATTCGATGGCTGAGAACAGCGAAGTGACTGCTGACATGTTGATGACCTTCACACGAGAAGCGACACTCAACGTGTCTCCCAACGATTCGTCGATCCCGATGACCGATGCTCGACGTAAGGCATACCGTGAGATCCAAAATCAGGTCGCGGCGATCAAACGCAGCGGCCGGATCGTCGAGATGTACGAATGATCACCGTGTCGTGATCATCCCGGCGGTACAGCGGCTTTGGTTTCGGCTTGTCGTGCAGCCTTGTTGCGGGCACGGGTCGCAGCGCCCTTCTTCGCAGCAGCTGACCGTTTCGCTTTCTTCGCAGCAGCTGACGAATCCGAGCCGAGCACATCCTTGAGAAGCACACGGACTTCATCGACCGAACGGCTGCCCTTCGCGAGGAAATCACCGAATAGTGTGTTGTCGATGATCACGAGACGTTGACCATCCCACCGCAGGACCTGTCTCGGCTGCCCAAAAATGTTGGTGTCCCACAGTGTCGCCTCATCGAATAGCTGTCGCTGGAGTGCGTCGATGAACGTGTCTGTCACATCACGATGAGCCTC